GCCAAATCCATCAACTCCGCCCAGTTATCGAAATCGGTATAAATCCGCCGCTGGGCATTACGGACATTCGACGGGTCTTTGACATTCATCGGGGCTTTGAACTTAATCCGCTTGCAAGCAATCCGAATACTTTTCAGAAGTGCGTTGTCAATATCGGTGTACAAGAAAGCCCAGTTCCGCCACTTGTCCTCCGAACTCGCATCAATGCCCGCACAAGTCGTGCCGGTCGTGCCATTCTGATAAGCAATAGTTTGGCCGACAAAACCATCCGTAGTTTGCCCTGAAGTCATGTGATTCAGGTAATACGGAATACCATACGGATACAAATAATCCGTCGCGCTGGTCGGCTCTTTCCACAGCCGATCTTCCAATAACTTTGCCAAATCCCACTGTGCATCAAGCCGACGCTCCGTAATCAGCCGGATAAATCCCTTTGTACTATTCATCTGATGCAGAAGCTCAAGATCGTCCCACGAATAATCCGTAGAAAAACGACACCATTTTACGGAAATTTCGTGCATCTGGTCTGCAACAGTCGGCTCATCCGTGTCGTAATATCGACGATAGCGGGCCGCTCCGCTGGAATCCAACATGATTCGACGGTCGATAGATTTGCCGCCGTCAATTCTCATGTTCTTCGTGTTATAAATCCGAACGGCCTCGTAGTCATTATTATCCCATGCTACCTCAAATGTTTGTTTGGGTAGATCGGCCAAAGTCAGACTAAGAAGGTCGCCCAAATCCGCTAAATCGCGTGCCATACTCCCTCCTCCTATTCTCGTTCAGAGGCACGCAGGCAGATTTATTTCTGTATTCGCGCCTCTGTGTCTTTTTCTAATTCTTTCTCTGGTTTTCCTTCTCCCTCTTTTCGTTTTGGGGGAACTGTCTTCCGTGCTGTTGGCTGTAAAGTCACTCCCTTAGCTTTTTTCTTTACAGCTTTTACCAATTCTTTGCGGGCAATCTGCTTCGCTATCGGAGCAGAAACGACCATGTGGGCCATTGCCAGCGCCTGCTGAATTGGTATATCCTCTCCCTGCATTGATGCACCAGTTATGATTCGGTCGGCTTCTACCAGTACACGCTGCCGATTCGCTTGTTGGCCCGGCGTTAAATGGTTAGCAGTCAAATACGGCTGTCTATTCTCATCAAACATCGGGCCATAAAAATCGGCATACGGTTTCATATCATCAGCGCCCCAAAAACTAATAAGGTGCTGAGTCAGAGCCAAATCTTCATTGAACTGGTCCCGTGAAACCGCTGGCTGTTGTGGAACTTGAACTGGCTGTTGTGATTGCTGGCCAAATGACTTCAGCAATTCAACAGTTGCACCAAACGGGTCTTCCTCATACTGTGCCCGCAGCTTCTCCAAATTCGGCCCCTGTTGTTGGGGCTGTGTTGGCTGCTGCTGCGGCTGCTGAGGCTGGCCCTGCTTTTGTTCCAATTCCCTTTTGATGCGGCCTGAATTAGCAAATTGGCGAGAAAGATTATTAACAGTCTTATATGCGTTTTCCGCTAACTCAAGCAACAATTCCGGGTCTTTTTCATAAACTTTACTGATGCGCTCAGGTGTCCATTCCTGATGTATTAGGGCACGATAATGATTGTCGGGAATAGCAGGTTTTGTTTTACCTTTTTCGCCCGCTGCCGGTTCACCATCGGGTTCCGGGGTAGAGTCTTCATCATCTGTCGGTTCCGATTCTGGTTCCGAGGTAGATTCAGATTCGTCTGCCGATTCCTCATCAGGTTCCGGGGAAGGGGGCGTTTCCTCTAAATCATCTTTCGCACCACCAGCTTTCTTCAAAGCCTGTTGTACTTTACTTACTAACTTTTCATCGTCTTCTGGATTAACATTCTCTTGTTTTGCGGGCAGCTTAGGGAAGCTGTCCATGCCCTCATTACTTTTACTCATTATGTTCTCCGCTATCAGGGTAAGACAGGCTTACGCGGCCTGTATTGCTGTTAAGCGTGTTTTTTACTTATCGTGATACTTATTTATAAGTTCTGTAAACAATTCAGCATACGTCATAGCAGCCGGACCGACCGGCATAGATGGACCTAACCCTTCCTCAACTGAAATAAAAGCTATAGACCTTCCATCGTGGGCAAAAACTTCTATACCCCCAGCGGGCATATTTGCTTGCCATGATAATGGGAGATCATCAGAAATATCCACACCCGCTTTCAAAATTTCTGCATAGTCTTTCAAAAAGGCTTTTAATTTGGTTTCATTCATGTTATTCTTTTCCCCCTCTTTTTTATCCGCTGCCGCTGCTTGCGAAATCCGGTTTTTTTCAGGTAGTTATCGTGTTGCCGATAGCTTTCAAACATTGGCCTGTATTCAGAATCTAATTTTATGTCGGGATATAATCGCTGGTGTTCCTCCCGCTGTGAAGGCATAATCGCTAATGAATCGGACACAATCGGGCGGGAGTAATCTTTGTCGCCAATATTTACTTGCTCAGCTTGGAAGTCCCTCACCATATATGTGCCACATTTGGGGCATTTGCGTGGCGATTTAGCGGTTTTCATTGAAAGAATGATTTCTTCAATATGTCCACAACTACATCGGTAACAATACGTTGGCATTAAACTGCCCTCATTGCACTCTGAAATTCCGCTGCCGGAAACTGTGCGTTGATATTACTCTCTTGCCCTGGCGTTGGAATTGGCCGCTGCCCAGGGAATCCGCCTTGTTGCATCACTGCCCCTGGACTTATCATCCCTTTACCCGGTTCTTTTGGTCCCATTTGCATGTAAATCTGCATACGCTGTTGGAAAGCGGGATCATTGAAAACTTCACTAACACTATCGGCAATACCCAATTCTTCTGCTGCTTGCATTGCTGCTCTTGGCAAATCAAATTCTTGCCCCATCTGCATCATTTGAACAGCCGCCATTGCAAGAGCCGGTAAAACATTAGTATAAAAATCTATAATATGTTTCGCCCGTAGTATTGGGTCCGCAACCTGCATCGAGCGCTTAACAACATCAAATGTATAATTGCTCCATTCCCCCCGCTTCTGTTCCGGCGTTAGCCAGATTTGTACATCATCCCCGCCCGTTGTCCGCTTGAATAGTGGCATTTCTATTAGCGGGTCGTGAATCATGTACCACGCCTGTTTCTTACTCACATCGGCGGACAAATCGTACACAATATCCCGCATATCATTCAGGCCCACCGATAAATTGCCCTGCAAGCCCTGAAATTCAGTGGCAGTCTCCGTCGCCCCGCCGCCTTGCATCCCGCCCATTTGCATGGGGTTGCCAGATAAGATATTCCACCAATAACTGAGGGAGTTTATCATCTTATCTACATTGGGATTTTGTGTGCCGAAAGATTCTACTCTCACTTGGCTGGGGTCACTACACTGAATCCACTCTCCACTTTGGGCCTCCCTAATCGCCTCAGCCACATCAGCCATAGCGGGAGTATAAAGCCCCACATCTTTTGTCCGATCCGCCTGATCCATCAACTTTTTGAACAAGTTGTTTGCCATATCTCCAATGTCCCGCCACACACCCACAGGGGCTACGGGCAGCGGATTATCCGGCACTGGCGGTGTCAAACTGCCAAAAGAAAGCGGGCCACCTTCGGGGCCATAATAGTCTTGCATTTTTAGGAAATTGTCAAATTCTGCCTGAAACGGGTCAGGAATATAAGCAATCGCATCGGCTTCGGGAAACCATAATTCAACAATGTCAACATAGTCTTGCAGGGCTTTCATCTGCGTTGCTTTACTATCCCCCTTAGAAATGTCTTCCGCCCGTTCGTTCTTGTTAGATTGGCTCAAAGAAGCAGGCAATTGCCGCACAAGGTCATGTTCCCACCCATCGGCGTCCAAAAGTTTCTGCCGGGGAATTTGAATCCGGTGGCCCAGAAACTCGGCTTTGTCTAATTGCCGACACACTGGGTCAAAAACAAAATCATCGGGGCTAACCAAATCGGTGTAAATCTGGCCGGGGTCAACATCTACATCGGGGTCTAATGGCATTAGAAGACCGCTGGCTTTGATGCTGGTTTTCAAAACTGCAAGACCAAAACACATATCCGTACACGCGGCCCGCAGAATAGCCTTCATTCGCAGTTGTTCTTGGAGTTCATTTAGCCCCAAGCCCAGCAATTCGGCGTAATCCTTGTAAGCCAAAATCTTTGTTGTGACCTTGTTTACCGGATTCTTCATCACCAGATTGGGAATGAGCGTGCGAACTGCCAGAAAGACTAAGTTGATAGGTTTGTCGCCAGTGAGACCGTGTTCTTCAAGCATGTATTGAGACATGTAATCCCGAATGAACATTACACGGGATTTGCGAAACTGTTCAAGCCTCTGAAAGCCTTCCTTTACAACCGCTGAAACTTTACTCGCCGTTAGTGCTTCCGGCATCTGATTTCTCTCCCTCCGACTTTTTGCTACCAGAACAAGATATTGAAATATAACACTCATGCCATTCGCCATATTTCACATATTTATGGCAAAGCGGACATTGTATAGTGTTTATTGTTTCCGTATTCATTTTAATCCCCTTTTGATTCCTCTCCCTCCACCTTTTCTTCTACTTGTCTTAGTTTTTCTTGGACAAGTTTCAATTCATCTTTGAGCATTGATATAATCCGCTTTTTTACTAATCCAAATGAAACTCCCTCATGTATTAAGTCAATGCAAAAATGCGATACCAATTCATGCCAACCATCTATAATATGAGGCATCCCACGTTCATAATAACAGTGAATGTGTAAATCTGAAAAATGCCTGTTCAATATATTTCGTAACTCTGTTTCTTGCTTTTCAATATCCATTTTAACCCCCACATAAAATTAAACTTCTTCCCAAAAAATACACCCAAAACGTCTATGAGTAACTACAATATAGTGGTCTTCATTAAGCTCATATTCATCCCACCAATCATCTTCAGGTTCGGCAAAAACAAGATTAGTTATGTTTTCTTGTTCGCATTGGCCCCAATTAAAACTTTCTCTCTGTCGCCACCATTTACAATTTTCACAATGATCCATTTTAACCCCCTACACAAATGAGTATTTTTTCCGCCAGCCTTTTTGCGGCTGTTTTGCCTTTTTCCACGCTTCATACCTACCACCCCAAGACCGAAATGAAGCAACTTTGCCGCCCTCTTTTTTCGGCTTGGCCACTTCTTTATCATCCGTTGTCAGTGCATCGGCCATTACAATGTCACCATGAAGCAACATATCCGCCGCTGTCTTGTCTATTAAATCGGCGGGACCAATAGCACCACTGGGCCAGTAGATGTAATACTTTGCCTGTTCAAGCCCCCGCTTGTCGTGATTTATAATCTTGCCTTGCATAAGGGCGCGTTCATACGCCCGCAACAATAACTCTTTACTCTCACGGCTAACATGAAAGCCATATTTTCCCTGTTTTTTGTCTGTTATTTTGCCGACTGTTTCCGATATGTAGTAGAACGGATAATGATAGGTTTTAACTAATATCCTGCCTAAATCCCACCCAGGTCCGTTGTTCTCCCATTTGAGATAAGGAAGGCGTTGTGGGTTTGCGCCGCCAACCCATAACGCAAGTCCCACAATAATTCTGGCAAATTCATAGGGCGGCGTATTCCTATCTTTCCACTTGGCAATAATTTTGCCAGTTTGTTTGCATTTAATTGATACCACTGACTCAGACGCACCTTGTCCTTTGCTGGTGTCAATTCCAAAGATATAGGTTTTTGATTGGTCTGGTCGTCCATTTATCAATTCCCCCCAAATTTCAAGTTTGCCATTTTTGGATTTATGGATAGTGTAAACTTTCTGATCTCGCCGCCGCAGAACATCGGGAACCATATCATCGGCGATACCTTTTTTCAGGTCGATGTTGTAGTGTTCTTTTGGTTCGCGGGCGTAAAGGGCAATATGATTGTTGACTACCCCCAAAGTAAAAAACGAATCGCCCGCTTCAAGGTCAACAGCATCAATTTCCGATGCTATTTCTTTGGGCGTCATCCATGAAAACAAGCCTTCCCGCCAAG